AACCACTCTAATTCGTCACCTCTCAATACCCATTCAGCGTTTGGCTTTAGGGATTGTAGGGCATCGACTGTTGTCATCTCATTTGCCATTTCTTACTCCTGTTAAAATTAAATTAAAAATCATCCCGCTATCTCCATTAATACAAGTTGGGTTTTTTCGCCATCACTATTCATCTTAATTAAGTTACCACCATAAGAAGAAGCCTGAAGTTTATAAGTAGTAGCAGATGTTGTTGATGGACTGTCTATATACGAAATGTTATGTGATGAATGAATTTCTCCAGCATTAGCATAGTATTGAGAATAATTACTATTAGATGTCCATACAGCTGTAGAACCTCTAACAAGTTTTGTTCCAAAACCAGAGCCAGCAATTGAAGTTCTAGCGTGCGCTCTCCACATAACAAAAATTTTACTTGCTGTAGATGATGGTGTAATTGTTGCGCTATGACCTATATCAGTATATGTGGCAGTAGATAAATTTGTTTGGGTTGAATGTTCTGAAATAACAACTTGCAACACAGCACCAGTAGGCATACTCGCACTTGTCATTCCCGATAGCTGATTCTGTAAGGCTATAGTGCCTGAACCATCTGCGGTTTCTAATTGGTCTACTTTAATTTTTGATGCCATTAGCCAGCTACCTCCATAAGTGTTATAAACGCATCAGAACCGCCCCACCCAACAAACACAGAACCAGCAGCACCTGTTTTCATTTGTGTTTTATAGGTAGTTGCTGATGTAGTGCTTGGTGAATCTAAATAAGAACAGCTACAAGAGCCTACTTGATTGTCGCCCGATGCGTTGTCATAAGCAGCCATAGTTTCAAAATTACTTATGACTGTAGAACCACGCAATAAATTTAACATTAGTCTAGAGTTACCACTTTGTTTGCCACATCCAGTATGTATTACATTAACAAGTATTTTGTTAGAAGATGAGGTTGGTGTTATTGAAGCTGTTAATCCAGTATCTGCCCAAGTAGATGTTGAATTGCTATGTGTTCCTGAACTAACATATTTAACATTAACAACTTGTACTATATGACCAGCAGGCATTTGCAAATCATAACCAGTTGGTGCTTGTATTGCTTTGACTTCTAATGTACTCATTACACTACGCTCCAGTTTCCGTTGACTGTGACTGTGTAGCCATCAGCAATTGTTATAGGCCCCGCGCTCATCCCATTAGATGTACTAGGAATGGTTATATTCTCAGATATTGTTTGGGCATTGGTTCTGATCACACTCGAAGCTCCTAGACTTGGGCCACCTAACTCTACTGCTGAGTTAATGTCACTAGCAGTAATTGTGTTGTCTAGTATTTCGTTTGTGGTAATTCCACCGCCACTAATTGTTATTGCCATCTAGTTACTCCTATGGTTTTGGAAACTCAGACTTAATTGCTAATATGGCATCCTTGTGTGTAGTCGTGCCATTAATAGAATCATCGCTGATTAATTCAAATTGATTTAACGCATCGTATTTAGCTTTGCGTTTTCTTGCGTATTCTTGGGAGTCATAGACTGCTTGGAGTCTAGTTACTTCTGCTGAAATTAAAGATTGATTTAATACAACTGTATTGCCTTTTTCATCCCACGCTTTTAGTGGTGAAGAATGAGAAATAGTAGTAACTGTTGAATGTGTGTTTCTTATTGCTAAATCTTTATCTACCATATTATGCTCCTATTTCCATTAAAACTAAAGATGAAACCATATTAGAGTCCATAACCTTGCAAGTTCCATAAGTTGCTTTAAATTTAAAAGAATAAGTTAAACTTGATGTAGAGTTAGGGCTATCAAGATATGTTATATGTGCTGGATTTCTATCATCAGAAGAACCCGATTGATAAGCTAAATGATTAACTGACAAACCCCAAGCCTGTCCACCTAAATTAGTACCATCTCTATCTATTCCCATAAAACAAAAAACATTCTGAACATTAATCCAAGTTTGTGTGCTTAATATACAAAGAATTTTGCTTGATGTTGATGAAGGCGTTATTGCAACTGATAAATCTGTCGATTGCCAACTTGTTGCATTTGTTGAATATTGAGTGGTAGATGTATCTTGAACAACTTGCAACACTTTTCCACCACTCGGTAAGTTGGTAAGATTAGCACCACTAATAGCTGGTAATGTTCCAGTAATGTTAGCTGCTGGAATAGCTGTTAAATTAGCTGCACTTGCTGCTGGTAATGTAGCTGGGAATCTAGCATCTGCAATTGTGCCTGTTAGATTAGCTGCTGGTACGCTAGAGTTCTCATCTAACAAAGTACCTGTTGTGTCAGGTAGTGTTATCGTTCTGTCTGTACTCGTATTCGGAGCAGTTACAGTTAGTACCCCTGTGCCTGATGCGTTACCTTGTATTTTAACTTTTGCCATTATGCTATCACCCAAGTTGAACCCGTTGGAATCGTAACTGAAATTCCTGAGTTAATTGTAATCGGACCAGCAGTCATAGCGTTGTTGCCACTTGTGATGCTATAGTTAGCTGATATGGTATGTGCGTGTTCGTACAAACCTTTGTCTGTAGTGTTGCCACCGCCTACTGGACTCCAAGCTGAACCATCGTAAATCTCAGCGCTGGTATCTGTTGTATTAAATCTAATAAATCCAGCAGAAGGTGAGCCATCTCTCTGTGCTGTTGTACCTGCTGGCAGAGCACCTGAACCTGTGGCTGATGTCTTAGTTACTACTGTTGCCGGGTCTACTGACACTTCTGTCCAAGCACTACCGGTATAGACTTTCATTCTATCCGATGTAGTGTTGAAATACATATCGCCTTCTGTTAGTGCGTCACCATCATTATCTACTGATGGGTCACTAGCCTTACCACCTAAATATGTATCATCAAATGCGTCTGCTGAAGCTGCTGCTGCGGCGGCACTTGCGGCTGCTGCTGTTGCGCTTGTAGAAGCACTAGAAGCCTGTGTAGTTGCTGTGGTAGCTGAAGTTGCTGCGTTAGTAGCAGAAGTTGATGCTTCACTAGCTTTTGTAGTTGCTGTGCTCGCTTCATTAGTAGCTGTTGTAGCTGAACCTGCGGCGCTCGCTGCGCTTGTAGCTGATGCTGACGCTGAACTCGAAGCGTTAGTTTCTGATGTTGATGCGGCTGATGCTGAACTAGATGCAGCACTTGCTTGTGATGTAGCAGTAGATGCTGAACTAGAAGCACTAGAAGCGCTATTAGAAGCGGCAGTAGCACTAGAAGCTGCGTTAGTAGCTTGAGTAGTTGCGTTGGTCTCAGCAGTCTCAGCGTTAGTTTCTGCAGTTTCAGCATTAGTTTCTGCAGTTTCAGCCGCAGTTTGAGCTGTCTGAGCCGCAGTTGCGCTTGTAGCTGCTGAAGTTGCACTACTAGCGGCGGCTGCAGCACTAGCGGCACTATTAGCTTCTGCTCCTGTTATACTTGCGGCACTAGCGGCTGAAGCCGTAGCACTAGCGGCAGCATTAGTCTCTGCTGTTTGTATTTGTTTCTGCCGTCTCTGCGTTAGTTTGCGCTGTTTGTGCGGCAACTTTGGCAGCTTCAGTATCTGCAATTAGAGCATCTAAGTCATAACTGTCAGCTAATACTGATGATGTAGCAATTCCGTACCCTCTATCAATAGCCATTGTTTACAATCTCCTAATTCTGCGTAATACCGCTAAAGCCCATCTTTTTCTTCTACTTAATTTCATAACTATCTCTCCTAAGTTTAATGTGAAACTCTCCCCATAAAGAGGAGAGCTCCGTGGTTAAACTTACGACGTAAGTTCTTGGATAGAACCCGGACGAATAACCTTAGTACCGTAAACAGTATCAGCAGTAAATAAATCTGCAAGGAACTCTTGCTTATACTGTGTCTGTGTGCGTACTGCTTGCTGAGTTGCTAAGACAAGAGCGTCTCTTTGGAATAAGAACGCTTTCTCAGTATTACCAGTACCTACTTGAGTAGACATATAAACGTCTACACCGTAGATTTGACCGATTTTACCTGTCTTAATTGCATTACCATCACCAATAAAAGATTGCTCAGTAAAGCGCTCTTCAGTCATTAGTGCAGTCATACAAGAAGGAGTAACAATTAGAGCACGACCTTCTAGAGGAACGTCGTTATCATTAAGAGCTTCCAATCCTACTAGGATAGAAGCGTCCCAATCTGTTACACTTGCAATTACAGCATTACCGCCAGTTAGTGCAGAAGCACCGTCTAG